GTCATTAGTATTACTGCCATTGCTCAATAAGTTGGGTTGCTGTTGTCATTGCCTCGGCGATGGCTACATCCATATCGATGTATTTGTACTTGCCAAGCCTGCCCGCAAAGGTAACGCCTTTCTGCTCCTGCGCCATCCGCTGGTAACTGGCCAAAACCTCCACATCATCCACTAATCGCATCGGGTAGTAAGGCGTGTCATTTGTTCCACACTCCCTGCTAAACTCCTGCGTTTGAATCACTACCTCGGTTTGCGGCGTTGGTGTCAGCAAGTTGTGTTCCACTATTCGCGTGTATGGCTTCTGCTTCGTGTAGTTGATGACTGGCGCGCCTTGTGATTCTCCCTGCACCCTTGCAAAGTCAAGCGTGCGGTAACGCAACCGCCCCTCGCTAAATTGGAAGTACGCATCAAGCGCACCTGTCCAAATCGTATGCTCACCTGTTGCCTCAAAGTTGCTGTTCAACCGAACCTCGATATTGTCGTGGTCAAGCATCGCTTCAACGACCGCCGTATAGCCATTTTCAGGCATCGCTTGATGTTTGTGGAAGTAGTAGTTATCATCCGCAGAATAACGCACTGGAAGGCGCGAAAATACGCTTGCTGGCAATCGTGATGGGTGAACGCCCCACTGCTTTTCCGTGTAGCCTTCGTAAATCGCTTTGTATAGCTTTTTGCCGACCGTTGCCAGTGCCAACTGCTCGAAGTTTTTCGGGAACGCGGTAAATACACAAGCCTCATCCACCCACCTTCGTGCTTCGTTTGGTGTCATCGCCTTCCCCGCCAGTTGGCACATCGTCAGCAGATTAACAGGCATTGACAGCAGTTGCCCATCCGAATGCGCTAACACCTTGTGGCGGTAATTGCTCCACTTGCCAAAGCGGTTTACAAACTGCCATACCTGTTCGCTATCCGTGTGGAAGATGTGCGCGCCGTAGCGATGCACCAACACGCCCTGTTCTTCCTGCGTGTGGCAGTTACCCGCTACGTGGTTGCGCTGTTCATAGATGGTTATGTTGTGACCTGCCTCCGCTAATAAACGCGCAATGGTCGCGCCTGTTATACCTGCACCTGCGATGGCTACTTGCATTCCCAAAGTTACATAATTACATACTTCCCGCCCGCACTCTGCGATAGCTTGTTCAGCGCAACATAACGCACCGCGTCAATGGCGTGGTTGTACTTGTCAATCGGCACTCCCAACGATGCACCAGTGCGGTCAGTATCCCAAGTGTAGTTGCGTAGTTCCTTGATGAGGTTCGTGCTGGTCTTGGTCACTTGAATGTTGAACCTGTGCAGGATGTCGATGGAATTGCGGATGCTGTCCTGCCCTTTTTGCGCTGGCTTGATGTTGAACCCCATTCGATGCACCTCCTCGATGCTTTTGGGTTCAGCTGAATCCGCGACAATCTCCCAACTTCGGTTGATGCCAAGCTCGCGCAACTTCGCGGCAATGTCTTGGTTCGTCAAGTTATTGCTATACATCAGCTCGTGCAAAGTCAACTTATCGCTTGACCTATAAACCGCGACCAACGCCGTCGGATCATTGGTGTATCCCCAGTCAAGACCAATGGCGACCAACTTGGATGTCGTGTAGTTAATCTCATCCACCTGCGTCCAGTTGCTGAATATTACGCCCTGAACACTGCCGACTTGCCCGAGACCGTACACCTTCCACCAGTTAGCCCAGTACGTGGATGTCGCGGCTTTCACCTCTGCCATCTCGATGTCCTTTCTGATTGTGTCAGGCAACGCTTCGTTGTCGCGGAAGGTCAGCACCAGCAGTTCAGCATCATCCTCACGTAGCACCTCCGTGTGCGCCCAAAATTCGTGCGTTGGGTTGTAGTCGATGTAGATGGCTTCGCTTGTGCGGATTGCCAGCTGGTAGTACGATTCAAAGTCGATGTTGTTGGCCTCATTGATGTACAGCACCTGCCGCCTTGCACCGCGTAGCCTTCCCTCGCTATCTGCTGAAAAGAACTCAATCGTGCTTCCATTTGCGAAGTGGTACGTCAGCAGGGTCTTGTTCCAGCGGTCAGCCGCCCAGCGTCCTGTCCATTGCATCACCTTGGCAAAGTCCTTGATTGCACCCCTTCGCAAATGCGGCACGGATTCAGATACTACGCTGATTTCGGTCTTGGCCTTTGCGGCTATGTTGATAAGCACTGCAAGGATGGCGATGGTCTTGCCCGCAGATGTTCCGCCCTGAATGACTTTCTTGCGTGCCTTGACTTTGCGGATGCGCTTGATGGCGGTTGTGTACTTGAAACTCAATTTGATTGCTTAATCTTCTCAATGTAAACGACCGCATCCATCAACTCCTCCTGCAAGTGCTAAATCCACTCGGCAAAGGTCAGGTCATCGCGCTCCATTGTCGTGCCGTACTTCCGTTTGCCCGCCTCGGCTCTTGTCCTGAATTGGTCAATAACGGATTCAACTATGCGGTCACTCATCACCAAATAGCGGTTGTTCGATGTGCAGTTTCTGCTCTTGTTTGTCGACAAGGTTGTTCAGGCGTTGCGTGATGCTTGGATTGTACTGCCCAACCATACCACCTTCGATTTGGTCTTGGCGTATACAACGGCGAATGCGTGAACAGACGCTTAAATAATCTGAATAGTTGCCGCCTGTGTTAGCGAAGTAATGTTCAAGACCGCCAATAATATTTTGTTCTTCGCACCAATTCTCAAAGCCTTCCAAAGTCAATGGTCTCTCCAATGGCTCTTGCTTTTGCTCGCCATCCTTACCCACAAACACGGTCTTGATTCGCGGATTGCTTTTGACCTCGTGTGCATAGGTCTCAAAGTACTGCCACATCAATTCAGGCGATTGTATGTACTTGTGCTTGCTCATACCTCTACCGAATTCATTATGTCGATTATCTTCTCGCAGATAGCCACCTTCGCGTGCAGTGCGTTGGGTGCATCGCAGTCGTTTAGGCTGTCCAATATGTTTGCCATATCGGTCATCAACGCACCCACGTTCACGAGCTTGCTCATATGCAAATCGTGTTCTTCTTGTTTGCTATTTTTCGTCAAGTTCGCCAAGTTCTCGTAGTTTATTTCGTGACCATCCCAATGCGGCTTTGCCACCCCACAGCAGGTAGCTGATGTATCCGCAGTCGGAGGTGGAATCTGCGTTGTCGTAGTAGGTTTCAGCACGGCTCAGGTAGCTGTGCATCCGCTTGATGGTTTCAAGGCTGATGCCCTCGCCTGATGCAAGCTGACGCGCCCTGACCTTGCCTGTCTGCGTGGCGCACTTGTTGCCATTGCGCTCGTTCAACTCAATCCCTCGCCTCGCGTTGTTCCTTACACCCTGACCGTAGTCGGCGTAGGTGTCGGCGAACTTCTGCTCGTACTGCGAATTGCAGACAGCATAGCGGGTCGTGTTGTCGGGAAACTCCGCACGCGCCTTCTCATCAGCCATACATCGCTGGATGAAGTCGGTCTTGCTTTCGTTGTCGTTAGGCTTTGGTAGTGGCATCGCTTCCGTTTACATTAAATACCACTTCGCCCTCTTTTGCACAATGCTCCGCGTGTGCGACCAATTCCGACAGCCTGCCGACAGCGCAGGTTGCGCACCACCAGTCCGTGCGCGGAATGCCAAGGCTCACCGCCGCCGCTTGCAGGGTGTTCACTTCGGAAGGTGTCAGGCGTAGCGACTTGGTCGAATGGTACAATTCAAGTTTCGGCTTGATGGCCAGCACCTCGTAAATCAGGGTTGCGTTCATTCGGTTAGCTTGATGATGATGATAGCCAATGCCGCAGATGCCAAGCCAACGAATGGCGCGTAGTACAGCGGGTGGCCAAAAAGTGACAAGCCAAATCCTGACCAAAACGCAAGACAGGACTGGCAGGATAAAGGCTTGAAACGGCTAATGCGGTAGTACCAAGAAGGTAGTACGTTATAGCGTTCCATCGCCAATGCCGTCAAAGCCGCTAATAAAATCGTTGTAATCATCTTGAAGTGCTTGTTTTAGTCGTTGTCTGCATAGGTCAATCGTGTAACAAATTGACCTGTATGGAATGCCTGTGTTTCTATTGATGAGTTTCTTGTTGCCCAGTTCCAGCCATAGCAGGAATAGGTTCTTGTCGTAGGGGTACTTGCCTGCCGCCGCCCACTTGTCCATCTCCTCCTCCGCTTTGCGATACAGGTGGTCAGGTACTGTGCTATAACGCTCATCCACCTGCTCAATTTCTCCCAAAGCCACGCGCTCTTCGTTGTGTCGATACTTGCGCTGAAATGGCGATGTCTTGCCTCTGAATAGGTTGATAGCGGCCCGCACGATGTAGAAGGTGAGCGCACCAGACGCGTGTAGCTGTTCAACGCGCTCGGGTCGGTCGTAGCAGTAGATGACCAATTCGTGTTCGAGGTCAGCGGCATAGTCGCTTGTCGCGATTTGCCTTGCCACTTGGCGGAACACTCCGTCATTGTATAGCTTGTGTATGATTGCGTTTGCATCCACATTGTGGGCAAATATAATCAGCGTCTTCTATTGTTTGTATGAACTTAAATCGCGAATCATTATTGTGCAAGGCCCAGTCCACAATCTGCACCCCGTGATATACGCTCGTGTGGTTGCGGTTTAGCAGTATGCCGATTGCAGACAGGCTGTATTTGTAGTGATGCCTGCGATACAGGTACCACATCAGCGCGTGCCTTGCTCGCGTTACTTCGGCCTTTCGATTGCCTGTGCAAATTTCTTCGTACGTCACGCCTGTAATGGCTTCAATTCGCTTGGCAATTTCAGTGATAAAGGTTGGTGTTTTCATAAGTTAAGGGTTTGTTTAAATTCTTCAAAGGTTCTGATTATGACGTAGCGGTAGCCTGCCGCTTCGATGACAGCCTGCCATTCCTTTTGAGCAGGTGACTGCCTGCCTGTTGGTGTTTTAAATTCCAATGCGATAAGTCCAGCATCCGACAGGTACATCATATCCGCAACGCCCGCAACCACGCCCATCGCTTTCATTATCGCGCCTTCAAACTTGCCGCCACTGTTGTTGTTGACCGTGAATAAGCGGCCACGTTCCTGCGGCCTTTCATTCCAGTGGTAGCGGAAGCACTGC